CGATGGGATTTGGACAAAAAGCCAATCGGGCATAACATTCCCTACAAACGCCCACCGCTGCACCCACGTTGTCGCAGCATTCTTCAGCTTGTCACCAAAAGCTGGGAGGAATTAGGCGTGCAAGGAATGGACGAAATGCCAACTAGCACCCGTGCTTCAATGAATGGACAGGTCGATGAGCGAATCAATTATGAATCGTGGTTACACAGCAAAACCCACGAAGAAAGAGAGCAAGTTCTCGGCAAAGGCAAGGCGGATTTATGGGAACGTGGTGTAATTACTTTCTCGGATATGTTAGATCAATCTGGCAGGGCGTTGACGTTGAGGGATTTACAAAAATCCTATACGCAATCTTGGATAGCGGAAGATATTTATCAACGTATTTCAGAAGAAGTAAAAAACAGCCTTAAAATTCAGGCATTTAAAGCCGCTTATAACATTACTCATCACGAGCTTGTTGCAATGAAAGCCTACACGAGTGAGCTTTATTGGGATTTAAATTACAATATGCGTAATGATAATCTTACACTGACCGATAAGCGGTTTATTGCTGTGGTAAATCAAGGGTTGGACAAAGTGCCTGCTTATAACGGTATGACTTATCGCGATACGACTTTGCCAGATGAGGTATTAGAAAAATATCAGATAGGTAAAATAGTCACAGAAAAAGCTTTTATGAGTTCAAGCATTGATAATAGTTTATCAACTTTTAAAGGTAATGTTCGATTTATTATTCAAAGTAAGAATGGTAAAATAATCGAAGATATTAGTGATTATCCTGATGAACGAGAAGTTTTATTTAAAGATAGAACTAAGTTCTTTATAAAAGATCGCTATATGAATGGTAATGTTACCGTAATTGAAGCGAGGGAATTATAAATGTCAGTGCTTGATTTACCTTTAGAGGAGCAAAAACGGATTGCGAAAGAGGTTTTTCAAATGCCTTTTGAAGAATGGATGGAAGATATGAAAACTTCCTTGAAAGAGGCAAAAGAGTTTCAAAAGAAACTTGAAAATTACAAACCGACCGAAGAAGAAAAGACTCGTAAAATAAAAGCACTTCGAGAAAATCCCAATGCTATTCATTTCTACCGTAGAGTAACTGATAATTACAATTTAACGGTGGAAGAAGCGATTGAAGCCATTAGACGTAGTTAATAACACATTATATTGAACCGCTTACAGCAATGTAGGCGGTTTTTTTACGCCTTGGAAAAGGCACAACCTTAACTAACTGGAAGGAAATCCAATATGAAATTAAAACTTGATGAAAATGGGCACGTGGTTGTTGAAAACGGGATGCCTGTGTATGTTCACGAAGACGGGAAGGAAATTCCGTTTGATGCCACAAAAGCCACAGCCAAAATCGCAGAGCTTAACAGTGAGGCGAAAAAACACCGTGAAGCCAAAGAGCAGGTGGAAGCAAAACTCTCGGCATTTTCGGGGATCGACGATCCGAAAGCAGCAATCAAAGCCTTGGAAACGGTGAAAAACCTCGATGATAAGAAGTTGATTGATGCGGGCGAAGTGGAAAAGGTGAAAGCAGAAATGCGTAAAACCTTTGATGAACAACTAGCAGAATACATATCTCAAGCTGAAAAACTGCAATCGCAATTGCACGCAGAACTAATTGGTGGTTCGTTTGCTCGCTCTAAATATGCCGCAGAACATTTAAATTTACCTTCTGATGTGGTGCAAGCCTTCTTTGGTAAGCATTTCAGTATTTCAGATGAAGGTAAAGTGGTGGCGAAGTTCGCCGATGGCAATGAAATTTACAGCCGTTCACGCCCAGGTGAAAAAGCCGATTTTGAGGAAGCATTAGAGGCGTTAGTCGGTGCGTATCCAAATAAAGATGCGATTTTAAAACCATCAGGTACATCAGGTTCAGGTATTGGCGCGGGAACAGGCGGTAGCAATGCCCCTAAATCCTTAGCCGAATGTAAAACCGACGCAGAAAAAATTGCGTATATGCAACAACATTCATAATCGGGTGCAAGAGATTGCACCTTTTTTATTTACGGTGCAATCGCACCATAACATAGGAGCTTATTATGGCTTTTGACTTACAAGTCTTTAACAAACAAACACATTTAGCGTTAACTGAAACTGTCGATCAGGATATTGAAAAATTCAATCAAGCTTCAGGCGGAGTGATTACATTGCAAAATGCTCCAACACAAGGTGATTTTGATATTCGTGCGAGCTTTAAAGCGATTCAAGGCTTAGTGCGTCGTCGTAATGCTTATGGCAGTGGTACAGTGCAAGCGAAACGCCTAGAACAATTACTCAATGTAGCAGTAAAAGTGGCTGCAGGTACGCACCCGATTGAGTATGAACCGCAACAATATCGTTGGGTATTACAAAACCCAGAATTGGCAGCCATTGAAATTGGTCAGCAATTAGCAAAAGCGCGCTTGGCAGATATGTTAAACACCGCAATTTTAGGGGCGGTTGCCGCGATTGGTGGGCAAACTACAGCTGTGCTAGACGACAAGAAAAATGCCCCAACTTTCCGTACGCTTAACAAAGCAGCGGCATTATTTGGCGACCGCTCCAGCGCATTAAAAGCGTGGATTGTTCATTCAACCACCTTACATACCTTGTACGACAATGCCTTAACTAACGCAGAACGTTTGTTTACTTACGATAACGTGAGTGTGATGCGCGATCCGTTTGGTCGCTTGTTTGTGGTCACGGATAGCCCTGCGTTAGTTGATAGCACCGCTTCAGCCTATAACACTCTAGGCTTGCAAGAAGGGGCGATCGTGGTAAGCGGTAACAACGATTTCAATAGCGAAATGCAACCGAAATTAGGCGGTGAAAATATCGCAGCAGTTTATCAAGCAGAATGGACTTATAACTTAGGTATTCTCGGTTATGAATGGGATATGACTGCAGGCGGTAAATCTCCTGATGATACTAAATTAGGTGCATCAGCCAACTGGCGTAAAACCGCAACTTCATTGAAAGACACTGCAGGTGTGTTGGTGAAAACCAAATAGCCATATCGCTAAAAAAGCGAGCCCCCAAGTAACGAATTACTCGGGGGTTCTTATTTCCATTGCCCATTAATTGCAAAAGGAAATAACTGTGTGAAATTGTACCAAAACAAAATTGAAGATTCTTCTAAGTAAGGAGAAAAAATGAGCGCTTATGTTTCTGTAGAAGAAGCTGATGCATATCATAATCTCAGAATGAGTGCAGAAATATGGGGGGCACTAAGTGCAACAGAAAAGGCTCGCCGATTAGTCAATGCATCGGATTATATTGATAGTGGCTATATCTATTTAGGAAAGCCATCCGATAAACATCAATTACGAGCGTTCCCACGTAATGGGGATACAGACGTGCCAGTAAAAGTAAAAAATGCAGTCTGCGAATTAGCTTTGGAAGAAAATTTAACTCAAAATCCAACCGCACTTAAAAGTGCAGTGAAAGTTGGTGAACTTTCTGTAACGTATTCTTATCCTTCAGCTGCAAACGGTGTAGAGAATCAGCGATTTAGTTATGTGGCTCAGTTATTGAGAGAGTTTGTTCGAGAGAAAGGCGCTATGCGTAGAGTATTGCTTGAACGGGGGTAAGAATGGGATTTTATGATGAGTTGGCTGATACTGCAAAGACCTTGTTAACCGAATTTGGGGTGCCATGTAGTATTGAACAAAACATTACCAGTGATTACAACGTTGAAACAGGTGAGGCAACTCGACGCAAGCGTCGCTTATTGGGTGTTTGTATATTTAACCAATTGGCCTATGACTTTCCTCAATTCCAAAGTTCTGGTGTTTTAAAAGGTGAGGCAAGCTTAGTTCAACAAGGCGATGTGTCTATTACGTTAAGCCTATCATCTCCTCTTTCGAGAGAGGAGCTGCTTTTAAGTGTACTCCTTGTTAATGGAGAGCGTTGGCAAATTGTGAATTGTCAGCCATTAAAACCATCTGGTATGACGATTTATTACAAGCTTCAGGCAAGGTTAGTAAATGGGTAAATTTGTAGCTGAAATTGATGCTTTTAGAGAACGAACGATGCAACGTGCAGATATGTTGGTACGGAAAATCGCATTGGATACATTTAAAAAAGTGCAATCTAAAACGCCTGTCGATAGCGGGCAGTTACGTCGGAGTTGGACAGTCTCGGTGGGAGAAGCACCATCTGTATTTAATGGTTCTAATGAAGTGATTAACAATGCAAAATTTGGTAATACGCTTTACATTGCGACGGATAAGCCTTATGCCTTGACGCTGGAATATGGTTTATACCCTAAACCAGGAGGGCGTAAAACAAACAATGGCTTTTCGATTCAGGCTCCAAAAGGCATGGTGAGGATTACTGTGCAAGAAATGGAAGCGTTATTAAAGAAAAGTAGGTGGTGATTTTAGATGAAACAAATTATTCGGTCTGTATTGCAAACACACTTAAACCAATTAGGACAATTTAATACCGCATGGGAAGGCGTTTTAAATACGCCAAAACTACCATATCAAACGCTCCACTTAACTATTTCATCTAGCGATACAGGTGCAATCTCTGATCGGCCGCATGCTGAAGAATTAGGTTTTTTGCAATTAACGTTATTTTATGAGGCGGGATTAGGCACGAAAGCCATTGAGGAGCGTGCGACAGCTATTCGACAGCATTTTTACGGTCAGTCCTTTATTAAGGATAACGTTCAAATCATCATCCATAAACCGCCACTTATTGGCGGTATTTTTTTTAACGATAATAAACTGGCGTTGCCAGTTACAATCAATTTTACCGCTTATGAACTCTAGGAGGTTATATGGCAAATGCACAAGGTGTAAAACGTAAGGTTACGTTTGCAAAAGAAACAACATTTGGAGTACGTGCTGCAAAAGGTATTGGTAAAGTGATGCCTCGCACAGAAAGCTCACTGAACTCAACATTTGATTCATTCTCAAGTGAGGAAATTCGAGAAAATATGCAACGCTCTCCATCCATTGTTGGATTTGAAAAAGTGGAGGGCGATTTGAAAGGGGAATTGTCTGCAGGTCAATGGTCTGATTTTTTTGCAGCCGCATTGCGAGGAGCATGGACAGAAGCGAAATCGCCTGTATTAAAGAAAACTAGCACTGGGGCAGGTGAAAAACAAGGTAAATTACTCGTAATTCCTGAAACCGGCCATACAACTGATTCCTTTACGCTTGAAGACACCTTCGCAGATATTGGATTAAGTCGCATTTATACAGGTTGTCGAGTATCTAAAATTAGCCTAGATATTCAACCGAATGGTATAGCATCAATTGCGGTCACCTTTTTAGGACAAAAAGGCGAGGAGAGTCAAACTGCATATTTTACTGGTGCGCAGGAAGTGACTCAATCAGCTAAGGTTGCAGGTGTAAATGGGCAGCTGATGGTTAACAAAACCAAAGCAGCATTAGTTACTGGTTTGAAGATGGACATTGATTTGAATGCGTCGAGTGAGGCGGTACTGGGCGCGAAATACGCACCTGACGTGTTTATTGGCACAGTGGCAATTAGCGGATCGTTTACGATGTATTTCCAAGATAAAACCATGATTGACGCTGTGCGTAGCGGCGCGAATCTTTCTCTTGCTTTAAGAATGGATGCCGAATCAGTCGACAACGGAGATTATTTAACGTTCATCTTGCCAGGCGTGAAAGCAACTTCTATTGAAATTGATGACGGTGCAAAAAACCTTATTCAAACCCTAAACTTTGATGCTTTCCCCGCTATTTACGATGTGGAAAGCACAATTGACGATGCATTAAAGAAACCAACAACACTCATCATTCAAGATTCATTAGCCTAAAGCCGGTGAAAATTAGTCATACTTTATAGAAAACAAACCCCGAAAGTTCATCACTTTCGGTTTTTTTATTTCAATCCAATTCATAAGGAAAAAAACAATGGACTTTTCTAAATTAAATACTGTTAAAGCCTCTGAAAATACTTATCGCTTTGAAGTTACTCACCCGATTACTGGGGAAGGAACTGGAGCAATGATTGATGTTTATGCCTCGCAAAGTGATGTTGTACAGCGTTTTCAATCTAACGTCTTACGCAAATTACAAAAGCAAGAATTTGAAAACCAGCGCACCCGCAAACCACAATTTAAAGAACTCTCTGAATTGAAATCGGAAGCTCTTGAAAATGCCATTGTGCGCGTAGCTAGCTGGGAGAATTTAGAATGGGAAGGAACTCCTCTTGAGTTTACCCCCGCCAATGTGAAAATGCTGCTTACCCAGTGTCCTTGGTTAGCTGAACAAATTATTGAACAGTCAGAAGACTTGGGAAATTTCTTGAAAGCCTGATCGAACATCTCTACGAGTTTGCTCAGGCAGAATTTCGTCTTGATAAACGACCAGACAATTCCAAGGCGACACAACGCGAGCATCTTCAAGTTATTGAGCAACAATTAGGTATAACGCCCGAAGAGCTAAACAACCCTCCGCCCAATATTGCGGTGGGTTATTTGCTTGAGTATTTTTATGCCGTATCCTCCTCCCGACAGTGCGGAATGTCCGCTAACCCTATTACTTTTAGTGAAATATTGGCATGGTCTCAATTGACTAATACTTCATTGGCAAGATGGGAAATTGAGGTGATTAAACGACTTGATGTATTGTGGTTGAATATTCAAGCTGAATAGCTCAAGGTTCGGCTTGAATCCTTAACTAAGGAATGAATATGAAAGAATTTACTTGGCAAGCCGATTGGAATATGAAGCGGAAAAAAAAGCCGAATGTAAATACAATTCGATTTGGTGACGGTTATGAACAGCGACAATCAGATGGCATTAATAATAACCTAAGGACTTACGATGTAGTCTTTAGTGGTTCAGAAGAAAAGATCAAGGCAATAGATATGTTCCTTGATGAATGTTGTGGGGTGACAGCCTTTTCGTGGCAACCTTACGGAGATAAAAAAGGATTGTTTACCTGTGGTGAATGGGATGAAACCAAAAAAACAGGATATAGCACGCTAACAGCAACCTTTAAGGAAGTTGTTGCATAGAGGTAAATTATGGCAGACTTCGCACAATTAGGCATAGAGTTACGTTCTATAGGGGTTGATAAAGTTAATCGTGATATTCGTTCGGTGACGGATAACGCAAAATCTACTGAGCGCTCAGTGCAATCTCTTTTAGGCGTAATGAGTAAATTAAAAGTCTTAATGACAGCTGGATTGGGAATTCAAGGCCTTGGGCAATTTATTCAAATGTCCGACAAAATGAAAACCCTTGCTGCCCAGGTGAAATTTGTCACGAATTCATTTGAAGAATATAAAGCTGTTCAAAGCCAGCTTTTCTCTATTTCACAACGTACTCGTGCTGATTTAGAGGCGACAACCACAATTTACGCTCGTTCTGCTCGAGCATTGAAAGATTATGGTTATAGCCAAGAGCGGATTCTAACTTTTACTGAAACGTTAAATAAAGCGATGGCAGTAGGTGGAGTGGGCGCACAAGAGCAGGCGAGTGCACTTTTCCAGCTTTCACAAGCATTAGGTTCAGGTCGGCTACAAGGTGACGAGTTCCGTACTATTGCTGAAAGCGCCCCTATTATTTTAGATGTTGTTGCACAATATATGGGGAAAACCCGTTCAGAAGTGAAACAACTTGCTTCTGAAGGTAAAATCACCTCTCAATTGTTATTTGAAGCTATTACAGGCGCAACTGAGAAAATTTCAGCAGATTTTGAAAAAATGCCTTTGACTTTTGGTCAGGCAATGACTCAATTGAAAAACCAAACACTTAAATTTGTTGATGATGTCGGTAATCGCAGTGGTATCTTTGATGGGATGGCTGCATCTGTCTCATTTTTAGCCAAAAATATTGACTATCTTTCGGTGGTGATTGGTTCGGTTCTGCTAGGACAATTAGGTAAAGCCTCTGTAGCAGGGATTAAGTCTGTATTAACTAAACGGCAAGAGGCTCTTGCGGCTTTAGAGGTTGCACAGGCTACATCTGTTCAAGCTACGGCTGAATTAAGACTAGCACAAATACAAATGCAGTCTTTACGCGCCCAATTAAGTTTAGCTCAATCAGAACAAACAAGAATGGCGCTACGTGGTCAAATGGCCGCCCAAGCCTCTCAACTTACAGTATTAATGAACGCAGAGAGAGAGGCAACAGAAAGGGCAGCGCTTGCTAAACAAAAACTATCTTTGGCTGGGCGAGCATCAAGTGGTGTATTAAGTCTATTAGGTGGACCTATTGGACTTGTCACCACTGCGCTTACTTTGGGGGCGGGGGCATTTTATACCTGGAAACAAAATGCAGAACAAGCCAAGATGGAAAATCTTGATTATGCGAAAAGTCTTGATGTGACAAGTGATGCGTTACAAAAATTGACCGCAAATCAGCTAGAAGCAATGAGCGCAAAATTGAAGCGCTCTATGGCAGAGCAGAAGAATCAAATCCAATCATTGATTGAAGAAAAATCAAGAATGGAGCGCGCATTATCGATTCAAACTAAAAGTATGGATGAGGGGAACCTTTGGCAAAATCAATATGCACTGAAACGCTATAATCAACTTCTTGAAGATTTAAAAATCAAGAAAGGCGAAATAGATTCAGCTAATCAGCAGTTAGCGAAGTCAGAGCGAGATTTAAAATCTATTGGTGCAGAGGAGTCAGTTCAACGTTTGAAAGAGAGCGTAGAAAAGCTCTATCCGGAATTACAATTTAATAAAGACAAATTTGTTGAGTTAAAACTTTCAACAGAAGACTTTAAAGATTTGTTACCAGACGCTAATGGTAAAATCTTAGGGATGGCTGATGCATTAGCTCAGGCGGCGCAAAAAGCAAGATTACTACTTAGCGGTGTAATTGGCGTAAAAGAAGAAACCGCAGGTATTGGCGCAGATGCTCAAAAGGTTATTGACGATCTTCGCCTTGATCGAAAAATTGCTAATGCAAAAACGCCACAAGAAAGAGCAGCGGGAGAAACAGAAAAATATATTAAACGGCTTTCTGAGCAAGGCAAATATAGTAAGCCTGAACTTGATGCAATCGAAAAAGAATATCAAGCCAATGCGTTAGCTAGAGAGAATAGATCTAGCGGGGCAAAGGGGAGTGGGAATAAAGTTGATTATGTCAAACAATATACCGATCAAGTAACCCAGCTCCAACAACGCCTAGCAGACATAAAAGCCAATCTACAAGATGGTGGAATTAGCCAATATCAAGAGTTAAAAAAACTCACAAACGATATTGCTGCCAATGGTGAAAAATATGCGCACTTTGGTGCTGAGGGACTGGCTAATCTAAAACGCCTTGCCAGTGAAATTGACAGTGGGCAGCAACAAGTTGCAATCCGCGATTTAGGTGACAATTACAAAGAGCAGATTGAGGCTCGACAATTTGAATTGACGCTTATTGGTCAAACAAGTGAAGCGGTAGATCAGTTACGTTTCAATCATCAACTAGAGCTTGAGACGGCAAAATTGCGCAAAGGCATGACGCAAGAAAATATTGCCTTACTTGAGCAGACAATTGATGAAATTAAACGCTTAAAAGAAGAACAAGCTAAACAAACCGCATCACTAAAAAGCGATCCAGCAGCTGGATTTAGAGATGGTTTCCAAAAATTCCAAAACACAGCGGAAGATGTAATGGGCAACGTATCTCAAATTACGTTAAATGCGTTTAATGGAATGTCGGATGCCGTAACTGATTTCATATTAACAGGCAAAGGAAATTTCCGAGGCTTTGCGCAATCAGTGATTAAAGATATCACTTCAATGATTGTAAAAATGATGATTTTTGCATCACTCAAGGCGGCGTTCGAAGGAACATCTATTGGCAAATTTTTCGGGTTCTCTGGAGGTGGCTCAGTCCCTGAATCAAAATATACTGGCGGACTCGTTGGATTTGATGAAGGGGGATTTACTGGCCAAGGAGGGAAATATACGCCAGCAGGCATTGTTCACAAAGGCGAATATGTCTTTACCAAAGAAGCAGTAAGCCGTTTGGGTGTGAATTACCTGGATCAGCTTAACTATCAACGCAAGGCTAAACCACAGGGCTACGCAAACGGCGGTTCAGTGGGTGGATACGCACCAAGCACACCAATGAATGCGAATAATCGGGGCGTGAAGGTAAACATCATCAACAACGGTGAGCCAACAAACGCCAACGTGGAAACCAAAGAGACCAGTGGCGGCTTAGAAATTACTGTGGAATTAGTGCAAGACATTGCTCGAAAAGAGGCAGGAACAATAATGCAACAAAATATGAGACCAGGTGGAATGTTCGCCTGATCCTAATAGAAGTGCGGTCGATTTTGACCGCTTTTTAACGTCGCATGGTGGCGTCACGGCATTTTTCTTTCGTGAATACGAAAATGGCGATTTAATCAAAGTCGTTTGCCCGAAATGGTCAAAAACCGTCACTAAAAGACACACAGAAATCAGCTGCACCTTTGAAGAAGTGGTGTAGTTTTTAGATAAAAAACAAACCCCGAACACTCGCAATGTTCGGGGTTTTTATTTACCCCTTATTCCAAGTTTAACCAACTAAGGAGCAATTTTGATTAAGTATACACCAAAACATCAAGTTAAGGTAGGTGGAAAAATGAGTGAAAAAGATGCAGGCATTGCAGGGAAAATGCTAGCAAGTGCAGCAATTATTGCAGCGGTTGGTTTTGCCATTGGCGCAGCGTGCTTCGGGATTAGCTTTATTCTATGAAATGTTAGAAGTAATTGATAAGTCTAAGAAAGCGCGCCAATTTGCATACACATTTTTATTTCTGGCTTTTATTTTTGGAATACGTCCAGCTGACCTTTGGCAGCCTTCGAACCGCACGTTATGACGCTTAAAGTGCGGTTAAATTAAGTAAAGTTTTGTGATGGAGATCGCAAAATTAGAAAAAACTTTGATTAAAAACTTAAATAAATGTTTTGTGTTTCGTAGAATTGGTACATCTATTAAACCGAGAGGAATATCAAAATGAAAAAACTACTATTGGCTGGCTTTGCTAGTATTTTGTTGGTAGGTTGCTCTACTACTTTGCCTGTGTCTTCCTATACTCCACAAAACTACACCCGTTTTGCTGGTTCGGCAGAGATTGATAAGTTCCATTATCAACCGTACGAACAAGGCAAGGTTGCAAGCAACCAGATGCAAAATACTGCGATGGGGCAAATTTTTGTTTCTTCTGATGTAGCAGATTTGGCTCAACGAGGAACCGCTTTAGAATTGGAAAAAACAGGTATAACGCTTGGTAACTCTAATGTCAAACTATCTGGGACAGTAAAAGAATTTAAAATAGATGATTTAGGGTATAGCGTTGATTGGACTTATATTATCCATTACACCCTAACAGATAAAAGAACTGCAGCGACATTATTAAGTAAAGATTATTCTGCTGATAAGAAAAAGACAGGTAAGTTTGGATTACCAATCGATTATGCAAATGCTGCTAATGATATGATTTTATCTGGATATAATAAATTCATCACAGATCCTGATGTTAGAAAAGTTCTAGAGAAAAAATAGTAAAAACCTTATTTGTTAAAAACCCCTGAATAGCGATGGCTTATTCAGGGTTTTCTTTTTAAGGATAAATATGACAACCAACATCACCCCAAAATAACCATAAAGCCCCTTGACACCCAAGGGGATTTTTCATTATTATTTTTATCAAGCAGATAGTTATCTGCTCAAGGCGTCAGAAACCTTACAAACAGCGGCAATTCCGCACCCGAAAGCATAGCGGTTTTTTTATGCGTGAAATTTATCAACCTTGTTTGTTTATTGCCATTAAACATTCATTACGCATAACCACATCTTATCTATGCCGAGAGGGCGGAGAATAAAATACCCGAAAGGGGAATAATCCCGGTCGACTGTTTGCGACTTCTGAACCTCTTGGCGACCCTATCAGGTCAAATTTTTTCAGAAACATCAAACAGGAGTCAGAAATGGCTAATCAAATCTCAACCCAAACAATTTCATTCAACAATCAGTCATTAATTACCGTTGAACAAAATGGCAATCACTATGTTGCTATGAAGCCAATTTGTGAAAATATTGGTCTTGCATGGGAACCTCAAGTATTACGTATCAAACGTGATGAAGTTCTTTCTCAAGGTATGATCGTCATGATCATACCTACTAATGGCGGCAACCAAAATATGATTTGCTTACCAATCGAATACTTAAACGGTTGGTTATTTGGTATTGATATTAATCGTTGTAAACCAGAAATCCGTGACAAATTAATCAAATACAAAAAAGAGTGTTATCAAGCGTTACATGATTATTGGTTTAATGGTAAAGCAGAGCGTAAAACTACGGTAGATGATCGCACAGGATTACGCAATGCCGTAAATATGCTCGTGAGCAAAAAGGGATTAATTTATTCCGATGCTTATCATTTAGTCCATCAACGCTTTAATGTGGAATCAATCGAAGATTTAACCCTTGAGCAACTCCCTGAGGCAGTAGAGTATGTTCACAAAATAATTTTAGAAGGGGAATTAATCACTGAGGCTGAATTGCCTAGCCGTGAAAAGAAATTCTCTTTTGAATTTACCGAATTTGAACTCGAAACATTGGTTTGGTTATGGTTCGGGCATAAACAAATGAATACCTTGCTAGGGCAACTAGAAAAACCGCTCGATGCAATCGGTAGTAACCTACACCCTGCTGTGTATAGTTATTGGAAAGAATATGGCCAACAACACAAAGACGCACTCGCAACAATGCGCAGATTAGTGAAACCGTTCATTGAGTCTAATCGCATTACTTGGCAGCGTGTAATTAACCACATTCAATAATATAACGTGAAATCGACCGCACTTTGGAAACAGAGTGCGGTTTTTTATTGGAGCAAATAATGCCACAACTCATCAGCAATCAATTTAAACTCGACCTCGCCAAACTCGAACAAAATGCACTCATTGAGTTGTTTGAAGTGGATTTACGAGGATTGAAAGATAATGACGGCATGAATGGTGAATTATATCGCTTTTATGCTGGCACTAATGAGAAATCACAATCTATCGTATGGCAAGGCTCAACATTTGAGCCATTTGCCGTAAAAGCAGATGGTTTTGAAATGTCAGGTAATGGACCAAGTAATCGACCAACTCTCACGCTGGGAAATATTAACGGATTTATTACCGCACTTTGTAACCGCTTTGATCAATGCTTGGGTGGAATTGTCAGACGCAGATTAGTCTATATGCACTATCTTGATGCGGTTAATTTTGCAAATGGCAATAAAAAAGCAGATCCAACGCAAGAGGCGTTAAGTTACTTTGTGATTGAGCAATTATCCTCATTAAATCGAGATATTGCTCAGTTTACACTCGCTTTGCCATCTGAGACTGACAACGCATTAATTGGTGCAAGAATGATTACCTCCACTTGTAGTTGGTTATATCGTAGCTCTGCGTGTGGCTATACAGGCAGAGCAGTTGCAGATGAAAAAGACCAACCAACAGCAGATCCAAAAAAGGATAAGTGCAGCGGATTATTGACTGGATGTAAGTTGCGAAACAATACGCATAACTATGGCGGATTTGTTAGCGTTGATAAGCTGGGGTAACAATGGACGGCAAATTA